AATTGAATGGCTTCTTTCCATTTATGAGAAAGACCCATTTCCTGCAATTTAGGATAGAATTTAGCTTTTAATTTTTGGATTTTCTTTTCTGATAACATTATAATACCATCCTAAATTATTTTTTTAACATTTCAGATGCAATGTTTAGTAAAGATATAGCATTATATTCATCATTATTATTATCACAAATTTCTGATGCTTTAGTTAAAAGAGCAACTGCAATTCCATAATTTCCATTAGCTGCTGCGATATCAGCACGTTTAATAAGCTGTACTACAGAAGTCGCTGATTTATCAATATCTGTAGTATTAATTGGATTCATATTAGCCCAATCAAATTCTGATAATTGTAATTGTTGTTGTTTAGCTGGATCTGGAGGTTCATCACCTAAATCTATTTCTGGTAATGTTTCTTGCATTGTTGGAGTTGTAAATGGATGTTGATATTCTATATTTTTTATTTCTTCTTTAGTTTCATCAGGTTTTTGAACTTCTATTATTTCACTTTTTATTTGATTTTTAATTTCAGGAGTTTCACTAATAATATTAGGATCTAAAGCTGCTCTAAATTCTGGTTTATTATAAATTGTAGCTAATGTTGTTTTATATAAATTTAGATTGTTTTTATAAGAATTTATAGTATTTACATATTTATCAAAATTATTTCTATTAGTTTTTAACTTCTTAAATATTTCTTTAACAGATTCAAATATAGTTTCTGCAATTTTTAATGCTGTTCTAGCTCCTTCTTTCTGTTTATTTAACATATTCTTAAATATTTTCTCATAAAACTTACTATCAATTTCTTTAGATGTTGGTAAGTGTTCTTTTATCCATTGCATAGGTGTTGCATTAGAAATGAGTTCATAATGCAAATTAGATTCTTTATTGGTTTGTATTTGTTTTTGTTCTAATTCACCAAGTTCTTTTTGTAATTCTTCAAGCTGTTCTTTGTTTAATCTGGCAGAACTGCCATGAAATTCTTTCAAAGCTTGTTGTATAGATACATCAAGGCCACTAAAATCAAAAGAATTATTAACAATTTTTCTCATTGCATTTGCATAATGTAAAACTCTTGGATATTCTACATTCTTAAAAGCCATTCTAGCTTCATGTAAATAATCTCTTAATTCTGGATAATTTTCCATTAATTTTTCTTTTACTTCTTTTTCTTTTGATAAAAGAATATTATATATAGGTGGTTCTTTACCAAACCAAAGAAATTTTGCTTCTTTTTCTAAATGCATAATACTACTCCATTTCTATATAAGAAGTCAAAATATGCGCTGAAATATATTAACTATTACATTGGTAGAATGGGTAATTTACCTCCACCAGATGGGGCTCCCATACCTATTGGAGATGGCATAGGTGCTCCTGGTACTGGTCCTATACCAGCACCGGCTCCAGGAGTAGTTGGAATAGAACCACCAATTGGTTGATAAGGACTTTCTCCAGGTACCGGCTCATCAATAGGTTCTTCAATTTCATCACCAATTCTAAGAGTTTTTAATTCATGAATAGAATATCTAGACATAGCAGCTGTCTCTCTAATTCTTATAGCATCTTGTATGTCTTCGTACTTTATCTTACGTTGTTCTTCTTCATATTCAAGACCAAGACTACGATACAACGTTTGTAATGAAACTCTCTTCTGAGCACCTTCTCCTTGAGATAGATTAACAAGATTATTAATATAACTATCCATATCAAATAAACTCATATGATTCCAATCAACTTCTGGAACTTGTAAAGTTTTTTCTCCATCAACATAATCGTAAAAATCATTTATTTGAGATATTGGTGCAAAGATCTTTCTCTTTAACCATGTTGACATCATTTGACGGAATTGCATATACCTTTGTCTTAGAACATCTAGTGCAACTGATCCTGTAGCATATGTCGTATCACTTCCATCCATGATAACAGATGGTACCATTAGACCAATATAAGTTTCTTTTATAGCTTGTGTGATATCTTCTGAAGTATTATAAATAGCTCCACCAAATCCAATAGGCTCAACAGTTACTGCATCATGTGTAAAAATTTTGAAATTTTTATCAAATGCTGCGGAGTTTCCTTGAATTGTTATTTTCCCATTTCTTCTGGTAACAAAAAGTCCAGTTGGAACAGTAAAACACCAAATCTTTCCATTGTATTGTTCAATATTACAATTATTAAGTTCAATTTTTTCAAAGTATGTTTTTTCACAATAAGGATTTGGTAAAGTAATAATAAAATTTTTCTTATAATATTTTAGATTTAAGTCCTTTGCTTTCTTTTTCTTAAAATCTCCAAAACTAAATCTTTTTGAATTATATTCGTGAATTTTTTCAGTTACCCACATATCATGATCTGGAGTAACTTTAATATCAATTTTCTTATTATGAAAATGATACATTTCTCCACTATAATTATTTACATAGGATTTACTAGGCTTATGATATTCAAGTTTTTCAGTTTCTTGATTTAAACATGCAACAGTAATATCTTGTTTTGGTTTTGAAGTTATAATATTATTTTCTTCAGAATAATCAATTACATCCTTAAATAATTTAAAACCTTTATTTGTAAGAACTTCTGTTTCATCATCATAACATTCAAAAACATTTCTCCAGTTTTCAAGGTCTACTGGGGTTGGTCTAAAATCTTGATTTCCAATTTTAACTAAAGTTAATGGATTTACGAAATTATCAGCTTGAGCAAATTTACTTTCTTTTAATTTATCCATTAACATTAAAGATCTAAAACAAGAAACTATAAGTCCAGTTCCTCTAATTTCATATGGAGAAATTCTACGTGCCATATGATGTACATAGAAATTGTTTATAGGAATGTTTTCATTTCTTCTTACATGTTCAATTATAGAAGGATTTAACTGTTGTTTTTGTTGAATGTCAGATGGTTGATTACCAAAAACTACACGTCTTAAATTTTCATCTGGTCGCAAGCTAATAATAGGTTCTGCAGCAATAACACTTCTTTGTACATTTACATAATCTGGATTAAGAATAGATAATCTACTCCATTTACCTTTATATTCATCAAGTTCAGCAAATATAAAAGCCTCACCTAATGTCCAAAATTCTTGTGCTGCCATAACACACATATTCATAAGATCAAGTTCTTCTATCATTTCTGAGAAGAATTTTTCAACTTTAGGATCTTTAGCTTTAATATTTAATTTTGCAATTGGATATGTAGAGTGTAATGTAATGGCATTATGAACAATAGGATTTAGTGCAAAAAACGATCTACTCCAAGCATTAATAGTTGTTCTATCACGTGGAAGATTTAAGTTAGAATTAAGCCATAAAGGAGAATATACTTCTGGAACTTGTCTAACAGTATCATTTGAACCTCTCCATCCACCACCAGAACTTGTTACACTACTTTCAGTACCAACTTTATATATATTTTTTCCACTATGAGCAACAATACCAGCTTGTGTTTGTATCATTTTAATTGGTTGATCTTCTGTATTATGTCTGCTAGAAAATCCAGATCCTTGTTCTCTAAATTCTCCAGATTCTAATTGCATTTCCATAATTTCTCTACGTTCATCGCTTACACTTTTAGCCATCCTATTACTAATTTCAGGAATAGGAGATGCAAGCTTTTTTCTAATTAACCCTTCTGAACGAGAAGTTTTTGCTTTATTTTCTGTAATCAATTGTTCAGCACGAGTTTTACCATTATTAATATCAATCATATTTCTTCCTTATTACCATATATAACAGTATATGGTAATATGTTTTAATTTTATACACTACATAAATTATTTTCACTACATAAATTATATCAATGAGAATTAAGCATTCCAGGAACATAACCAATAATAGCTTGAATTTGTTTATTACTTGTTGCTATGTCATATTTCATATCTTTAGGATCTTTTATTTTAAACCCTTGTGTTACATCGAATTTCCACGCAAGATATGCGTTTAATAAAGCCATTAAACCATCGTTAGGAGTTGAACCTTTAACATATTTTTTTAATGGTTCTCCAGATTTGTCTTTTGTAACTTTTATTTCCATACTAGCACAATGCTCAATTAACCATTCAATCTTATCATAACTTCCACCAGGAAATTTAATTCTACCTTCTTTTAATAATCCTAATAATTCAGAAATATAATAATCTTTTTCAAATACAATTGTTTTAGGCCATTCATCATTTGAATATTTTATATGTCCATTTACTTTATGCGAAGCTCTAGAAGCTAAAAATCTTTCATCATATAATCTTTGCAATTTGTGTGTTAAATCATATGCATCACCAATATCTCCAATTGCTAATTGCATATTATATCTTCTAAACATTTCTTCAACAGTATCCATCTTAGAATCTAAATCAATATGAGTTAAACGTGTTGCAAATTCTACATTAAATATATTTCCTTCAACGGTAATTATTACAGCACAACTGTAAGATCTTCCTTTACCCCTACCAATCATTTGGGCCAAAGCACTTTTTTGTCCCCAGTCAAAACCAGCATAACTTCTTTTACCTTCATCTATATAAATAGAACCAGACATCTTCCTATCTTTTTCAATACATTTATCTCTAATCTCTTGTATTGAAATTGTTCCACCTTCACCATCATAAAATTCACCAAGAACTTCATTCATATAAACTCGCTCAGTATTAATTGGACTTCGTTCTGGTTTTGCTTTTTCTATTGTTTCTCTGGTAAAACCAGGAATATATAATTGATTAATATGATATCCAATTAAATCACTTTCATCTTCATTATTTAGAGGAATCCATTTTCCACGTTCTTGAGCTTCTAATTTATCTTGTTCACATCCACATTCTGGACACTTTACAGTTAATCCATAAATCCAAATATCTTCCCATTTAATATCTGGTCTGTATAATGGAAAATATTTTACACATTTTTCACACATTAAATGATAATAATTTTGTGAAGATTTTTGCCACATATTCCAGTATGTACCACCTTTTGTTTTAGGTGTTCCAAAATATATTTGAATACCAGAACCTCGCGGTCCATATTGACTTTGTGCTAATGTCTTAGTTACAGCTCCAATTGCTATATCGTTCATATCTTGACATTCATCCATAAAACAACAATCTACTGTGCGACCTCTTACCCTATCTCCATCTAATCCTGTTGATTCAACCCATACTCTATTACCATTAATAAATTGTTTAAAATGCATATTATTATTAGCTGGACTACTAGTATCTAATTTATTTTCCATAAATGATTTTGGAAGACCATTAGGTTTCATAGTTCCAGGGACAAATTTTGATTGTCCAATAATAGAATCTAATTTATCTTTTGTATATGCTGCTGCTAATGATAATGTAGGAAAAATATGCATCATACGCATTGGAGGACGATCATTAACACCAAATAATCCACATCCAGAAAAATAACATTCAATAGCTGCAGCCATTGTAGTTGCACCTACTTGTCTTCCTTTTACCAAAACTATTGGTTTTGCATCTGGTTCTAATGATTTTAATGCAATATAACGATATATATCTGCAAATGGTTTGTAACCACTTCCTTTTAAACTTAGAGCTTTTCCGTCAACAGTTAAATATTTTTCACAAAAATATACAGGATCGACACTTAATATATTATCTCTAAACTTATTAAATAAGCTCACAGATTCATCGACAACTTTCATTAAATACCTCTTATATTAATATATACCAATATATACACATAAGAAATATATATGTTAACTAAATCTATTTGTAGTTTCTAATAATGTAAATGGATTTTTATTAGAGTCTGTATCACCAGAATAATCTATTTTAGTACCAACATCACGACCAATATGTGAAGGAGTATGTTCTTTATTAACAATATTCTTACTTATCATAATTTTATTAATCCATTTTAAAAATTCTTGATCTGAAAATATTTGTTGTGAAATTCCTTCTTTACCAAATAATTCTACTATTGAATGTAATAATGCTGGGATTTGAATTCCATGATTTGTATCAATTGTATTATTTATATAATTTTTAATTTCTGGATGTTCTTTAACAATTGAAGGAATTTCATCATTTAACTCATTTAAATTTATTTCATAATTATTTTTTTTTTCATCTGATTCATTACAATCAACAGAAGCTTCAACAATATTTTTAGCTAAATCTTGTATATTATTACTAGAAGTTCTTTTTAAATAATCAGATAAACCTGTTCTTTTTTGATATTCTTGAACAGCTTCTTCAACAGAACTAAATTTTGGTTTTTGTTTATTAATTATTGAACTCATCATTTCATATATAGATGGACCATTAATATTTCGATCTCTAGATACTTCTACAGCATTTTTACTAGCAGTTTTTGTAAAATTAGTATTTTCTTGAACAGAAAGTTTTTCAGCAAAATTTTCTAACCAATCTGGACAACTTGTACGTTCTACAACAACCTCATCAGTTCTTTGAAATGAACTATCATATCTCATAATTACCCTCGAGCAAGTTTATCAAATCTATGTGAATATATTAATACGTTTGTAATTTTACTTTCTTTTATTAATTTTTTAGCTGTTTTTACAAATATTTGTGAAAATAATAAAGTGCTTGTAATATCTATACTTTTTAATGTTTCTGGACCAGAATACATATTGTTATTTTGTTCTTCTTCTATTTCTTCTTCCATTGGAATGTCTTCATAAGTTTTTTCATTTTCCAATTCAGCTTTTCGAATTTTTAGTCCTTCAATTATGTTTTCATAAAGACCATTTAAAAATCTACTATCTTTTTCCCAAAGTTCAATAAATCCATTTAATCTTATTTCATTTCTAGGTTCTACATAAGAATCTAAAAAAACCTCAGTAATACCTAATATTCGTTGCATCCATTCGTCTTCTTCATCTTCTTCTTCTTCTTCTTCTTCTTCTTCTTCATAATCATTATTTTTTTCTTCTAATGGTTCCTTTAATGGTTTTTCTATATAAATACTTTCAAGATAATCTTTAAAATCTTCTAATTGTGCAAGACCAGCTCTAAGCTTATTTTTATATTCTTCTGTTATAAAATCAGAACCACAAATAGGATATTTTGAAAAATCATTCATTATATATTACCTTGGATATTGTGCAGCCCAATCAAAATTATCGTTTTTACCTTTATCAACATGAGTTCCAGGAGCATATCCACGATCTGTAATAATTGGATATCCCATATCTTCTAATAGTTGAACCACCTCAGCTTGTTCTCTTTTATCAAGTTTATATTCTTCAACTTGTTTATGAAACATATCTTCCATATCATGTCCGGCAGATACCATTCCATTAATACATACACGAGCAATTCTTGATATTAGTAATGGTACTGTAACAGTTATACCAGTAATATTTGGAGCTTTTCCAGCTTCTTTTAAAATTCCTACATTTTCAGCCCAGCTTTTTTTAGTGTGTCTCTTATATTTTTTTTTCTTAACTTGGTTAAGACGTTCAACAAGACGTTCAAGGCCTTCTTCAATTTGTTCACGAGCACGCTCAGCTTTGGCAGAATCAATTTCATTTTTAAAATCTGTACGCATAGCTTTGGTAAGTTCACGATCAATTGCTTCAAAATATGCGATACATTTTTCCAATCCAGTCGTATCATAACCAGAATGTTTAGGAACTCCATCAAACATCTTTTTTACCCAATTCAAGAATGTAGGATGTTCCCATTTCCACATATTACTATTTTCAGGATCTTCTTCTACTTCTACATTATCGTCTTCATTTTCAACAATAATATCTTCAGCATCAGGTGCTCCAGGTATTTTATCCATAGTAAAAATTATTTCATTTGGTTCATCTTCTGATACTTCAATATCTTCCTCCACATCTAATGAAGGTAAATTACTTAAAGGTATTAAAAGATCCATCATATCTAAACTATTAACATCTGTGTTATCTGCTGCTTGTGCGTACTTTTCTACCATTGTAAAGCCTCAATGTTGCTATATAGTTATTCCTAACTATTAGTGTATTTATATATTTGTGCTAATTCTTCAACTGCCATTTTAATTAAATCTGGTCTTTCAGATCCTTGAAAACTCATTGATCCAAACCATAAATTACGTGAAACATTATAATCTGAATACAAACCAACTGGAAATGTATATAACCCTTGTATTGAACTGTTAAATATTTTAGTATAAAATGGCGCTGTCATTAATGCATCTGTAGCATCTTGTCCAGGAGCACTATCATTAAAATTACATTCAACTGCATCATGAGTATTTAATAAATTTCCAGCATATATGCATTTTATTGGTTCAATTGTACTTCTTAATAAATTCCAAGCTAATAATTTTGTATTAGCTTCTCCAATCATTTTTGATTCATATTCAGAAACATCTTTTCCCATAACATTTAATGGTGACATATTCTTTATACAATTACCAGCACACTTACAACCAAATGATATTGGTAATCCAAAAGGACA